AGAAAGATGTCAAATATTGTACGGAAGATTGCCATGTTACCTATAAAGCTTATAGCATAGTAATCATTAAACAATTAAATGCGATAAAAGACCACATGAAAGTAATTCACGCAGATGATAAGCTAATAAATTATGGACACATTGGAGATATTGCAAGAATCTCATGCGACTTAGCAGAGATACAGAATTACCTATAGTAATTAATAACTTAAATGCGAAAGGGGTTTTACAATGACACAAACTAGAAAAAATCAAATCTTAAATATTATCAGCAGATTAGATGCAGAGTTAAAGAAAGAATTTAGCCAATACAGTAAGAAGAATTTAAATAATATGCTAATATCTTATGAGCGTGAGTTAAAAGAGACTTAAAGAGAGCTAAAAAAGCTGTCCAAAACGTGCATAAATTGACCTAAATGGCCTGTTTTAAAGGAGTTATGACTGTTTAATGTAATTCTATGGCAATTTTCTGTCTATAATCTCTATAAGTTGCAGTAAAAGGAGTTTATTGTATATACTATTAAGATTTCCAGAATCAAACTGAATAAACTTCTATATCTTTCTATTACTATTCTTATATAAATTACTATTAACAACCTCTATTAAACTCTTACTAACCTTATTACTAATAATAGCTACCTATTTAAATTTCTTTTATTTCTTAGTTTTAGTTTAATCATGATACTACTATTAATTTCTACTCTTAGAATTACTATAACTAATATTCTTTACTCGCACACGCAGGCACGCCGGTACGCACACGCACACACGCAGGCAGGCGCAGGTGCAAACATTGAGAGGTGGCAGTCAGCCTTTACTATCTCTCTTATTACTATTGATATTAAGATTATATATCTATATTCTTTTACGCCTAGGTACGCCTGTGCAGGCACGAATTACTATTACTATTGCTACTTCTATTCTTATTAACTATTAATATATTAAGATGTTTACTTATAAGGTTATTATAGGCTATAGACTATTAAGCTTTTCCTCAATAAAGATATTAAAATCTATAGTTTTATAGGAATTTTTGTAGGAATTTAAATAAGTTTTAAAAATCTCTTGCATGTATGAGCCTGACGTGGCCTCGACAAGGAAAAATATTACAGATGCTAGAGCTTTTGGGAATCAATTCGGAAAATAAATTTGCAAATTTGTACTGGGCCTGACGAGGAAAAAATCTTTTGCCGTGCCCTTGACAAACGTGGAATCGTATGGTATACTTGGAAGGTAAGACAAACAAAAACGGGGTCAATCAATAGCGAAAGGAAATCAATCATGCAAACCAACCAAGAGCTTTACAAGAGTATAACCGACCGTATCATCGCACAATTAGAGAAAGGAAATTGTATATGGAAAAAGAGTTGGGCAGGAGGAGGAATTCCTACAAATTTTTCTAGCAAGAAGGCCTATAGAGGATTAAATATTGTGCTTTTATCTTTAGCTGGCTTTAACAGTAATTACTGGCTAACTTTCAATCAAGCTAGTAAATTGGGCGGACATGTAAAGAAGGGCTCGAAATCTACAGTAATCATCTATTGGAATTTCCTTAAAAGAAATCAAGTAGGCGCTAATGGAACTATAACAGAAAAAACAATTCCAATGATGAAATATTATAGAGTCTTTAATCTTGAGCAGATAAACGGGATTGATGTTCCGCAAGTAAAAAAGAATGTATCAGTAAATGATAAAATAGAATCATGCGAAAGCCTTCTTGAGCTATACAAAAATAAGCCAGTAATCAAGCATGAAGATAACTCAGCTTATTATGTTCCTTCAGCAGATTATGTAAACATGCCGAAAAAGGAAAACTTTGACAAGATAGAGAATTATTATTCAGTATTATTTCATGAGCTAGGACATTCTACAGGAGCTAAAAATAGATTGAATAGGAAATCCTTAACAGCATCGGATGGATTTGGCGGACACGAATACAGCAAGGAAGAATTAGTTGCAGAATTTTCAGCATCTTTCCTTTGTGCTATTGCAGGAATAGAGCCTCATACTATAGACAATTCAGCAGGATATATCAAGTCATGGATTAAGGCCTTAAAGAATGACAGTAAATTAATTATATACGCATCAACTCAAGCCAGTAAAGCTGTAGACTATTTCCAAAATCAGAAAAAAGCCAAGACAGAATCCAAGGAGCTGGTAGTCGCAGAGCCAAAAGAATTAGTTGCAGTATAAAGAAATATAATAAAACAGGGTTGCTCATTGAGCGTAAAATTATCCCTGTATAGAAAGGAATTTATATGTATGTATTTAGATGGAACAAATTTTTATTCATAAAAGTTTTATGTTTTAAAAAAGTTTTCCTATTGCCTACATTCATTATTAAATATTTAAAAAAGAAAGGAAAAAAATGAGCTTAGATAAAAAGATAATAGATATTACAGAGATACAAATTGATAAGAAATGCTAGACGCAGAGACCTCTATAAGAATAATAAAGCATATAGAGTCGAGCAAGTGCTTAGAGCTAGAATAGTAAAGGTAATTAAAAATAATTCAAAACTTGAGTCAACTGTAATCTTATTAGGGTGTTCTATAGATAATTTTAAAATACATCTAGAGAATAAATTTAAAAAGGGAATGACATGGAATAATCATAGTTTGGAAGGCTGGCACATAGACCATATTAAACCTTGTGCTAAATTTGATTTAAGTAAGAAAACAGAGCAACGTAAGTGCTTTAATTACACTAACTTACAACCTTTATGGGCAAAAGAAAATTTATCTAAGAGTGCCAAATATTAAAATAATTCAGTCCTGCTCTTGACAAATGTGGAAAGATGTGCTATACTTAACAAGTGCGAAAGGGGATTTGAAATGCTAAATCATAAAAATAATTTTTTACAATTATGTTTACAGATTGAAAGTTTAAATAATCAAAAACAAAATTCGTCTAGACATGATGAAAAAAAAGCATGTGATAATAAGATTAAAGAATTAAAAATCTCTATCGACAAAGTATTGGACAATTATTTAGAGACCATAAAACAGGAGAGTATAAAATGCTAATAAGTATAATCGTTATTGTATGTATAGGCTTAGCGGTATTTTCTTACTGCGTGTATTCTGACTTAGAAATAAAATATATTTTAAAGTGCAGTAGAGAAACAATTTTAAATAAAGAAAAGAAAGTATTAGAAGATGAGATTGAACGTCTTAAAAATTATATTGAGTATTTAAAAAATAATTCAGAGAAGTTATTTTACTCTTAGGAGAGAATTATGGCAGAGATAGATTTAGTTAAAATTTTAGTTGACGATGCAATTAATAGAGCTATTAATCATTATGAAATTGAAGGCGCAATACAGGTTATTGAAAGTGTTTATAATTGTAATTCAAAACTTAAAAAAGTTATGTTAGAAAACATTAAACAAAGGTTACGAAATGACTGATACAACGCTTAGTTTATGCAAAGGTAGCATTAATAATATTGCAAGAATTATTGAGTTCTTAGCCTCGATAGTAGTTAAGTGTGCTATGCTTGTTGTTCAAGTAATTCTAATCATACCTATGTTATTATGTTCCTTAGTTGGTATAGGTTTATTAGCAGGTTTTTTATCTATAATGCTTTTGTCTGTTTACTATGCAGTAACTTTACTATAAATTTTACGAGGGCGATATTCTTCGAGCTAAACCCCCGACAGCTCACCTTTCGCTATATCGTCCTCCCCCTATTTAAGGAGAAATATGAAATATCTTATTAAAATACTTGAAATTTTATTGACTATGCTAATTCTATTTCTATGTTTTAAATTTTTTAAGATACACTATGCAATTATAGCTTTATTAATTTTAACTGGAGTAGTTAAGTTTGGTGGTTTTTTATTCTCATGCAGAAATTGGGAACGTCAGTCTAGGAGATACTAATGCTAGACAATAAAGAGAAAAGAGCAACCGAAGCCATACAGCGAATGTTTAAGATTTATGGCGTAGAAAGAACGGAAGAGAAATTAAAATTGATATGTAAAAATAAATTTAATTCTTGTTATGATTATCATATGAGAATATATAAACAGTTATTAAGAGGATAGAATAATGAAAAAACTTATAGCATCACTTTTTTGCTTAACTCTAGTGTTAATTTTTATATATAATGTTGTTATAACTTTATGCTATGTAGGACTTTTATTTGCACTTTCTTTGTGCTAGAGCTTGACAAATGAGAAATCGTGTGTTATACTTGAGAAAAGCGAAAGGGAAACAAAATGTCAAAAGGCAGACTAGAAAGAACAAAGATACATCAAACATTTTCCAGACCAACTGGAGAGTACGAAACTGTTACAGGATATTTTGGACTGTTTACACGACCTATCGTAGAGGAATATAAAAAATTGTATCACGCTCAATGTCAAGATTGTGGAGCCTTATATCCTATCATAGATGGTTTTATTAAATGTAATAACAAAATTATTGCAAGATGTTTATGTGCTAACGTGTAGCGAAAGGAAATTTAAATGCCAGCAGACTCTAATTGTAGACATTGTAAAGGAAAGGGATATTATTTTTTAAAGGAAGATGACATGGAAATTTGTGATTGTGTTACAGAAAATGATGAAGAGTAATTTGGGAGTGTGGTGTAATTGGTAACACGATGGTCTCCAAAACCATTATTTTTGGTTCGAGTCCAAACATTCCCGTAAATAAATATTAACTAACAAGGAGAAACAAAATGAAAAAGTATTTTTAGTAGCAGTAATTATATTATGTTTTGCATCAACAAGTTTTGCAGGCTTTAATTTTGGTACAGATACGTATGAGAAAGTAGATAATATTCTTATAGTAAATTCTCTAGGTGACCAAACAGTAGAGAGTCAATTTAAACATGACGGATTAAATCTAGGATTCAATGATTACATTCCAGAAAATGCTTTTAAGAATAACTTATATAATCAAGGTTACACTACAGTATTAGATTATGATAATACAAGTCTAGACCTAGTGGAGGTTGGTTATATGGGCGTGAGAGGTGACCCTCGCAGTTATGATGCAGATTATGTATTAAAGAAAGAGTATGAAAAATATTCCTCGCAATCTCAAGATGTAAGAATTGATAAAAATAATTTAGGTATAAGTAATTTAAATATTCATAATGCTTATCAAGATATGAGATTAGATGCGAATAAAAATAACATATTGCAGAATGATGGAAATATTACAACAAATAAGAAAAATATAAAAACAAATAAATCAGAGATTAATACCAACAGAAACAGTATACAAAATAATGATAATAACATAACTAACAATACAAACAACATAGGCTCTAACTCTAATCGTATCAATGACTTAGATAGTAGAACAAGTGAGCTGGAAGAAACACAGTATCGTATTGATGCAGAGTTACAAATTCACGACAGCAGAGATTGGAAATTCTCAGCATTTATAAATAACGATGTTAGACATGGGCGTGTCGACGCTATAGGCGTTAAGATAACATATAAGTTAGGTAAAGATTATGCAGTTAAAAGAATGGACGCTCTAGAAAGAAAGATTGATAGATACATTGAATTAAAAGAACAAGAAAATATTACAGTAGTACCAACTGAAACTGGTTTAAGAGTTAATAAAAAATTCTAAAGGAGATTTAGTATGATGGGTATAATAAAATGTGCGTTTCTATTCTTGGCAGTATGGTTAACTATAGTAAATACTTTAAGAGCCTGCTATAAACAAAAGCTTCCAACAATAAATATATTTTATCAGGCGATAGGCATTACAGGATTTATCGTTTTGCAATTTAATTTATTGTAGGACTTGACAAATACAATTTTATGTGTTATACTTGATTCAGACAAGGAGAATGATTATGTGGAGAGTAGCCTTATTAAATAGTAATAGCGATATAATTTCTGGCAACTTTAAGACAAAAGAGAAGTGCGAAGAGTTTGTTTTGAATATGCAAGAAGATTGTCATAAGCATTACATTAAAAAGTCTATTATTCTTAACAAAGAAACCAAAGAAAAATACACGGTAGATTGGACTAAATAGTGACCAAGAAAAAATACATTTATATACGAAAACAACCTTCCAATTATGATTATTGGTTATTTGTATTGGCCAATGAAAAAGATGTGGAAGCATTTTTAGCTAGAGGAAATGAGAGACAAATTAAAAGTTTGAGAAGTGTATTATTGTGTTTAAAGAATCAGAATAATGAAAAGTATTTAAAACTTAATGGAGAAGAAATTTCCAAAAGAGTTGAGGTTGCACATGCTAAGTTTGACTGAGAAAAAAGAAAAGATGATAGTGAATAGTAAGAGTATGGCTACACACTTTGGATATATTTCAGGAACAATAAAATCATATGACAATAGAATAGTATCAGCAGATAGAGCTTTAGACGATATAAGAGATATTGTAAATGAATGGAATGAAAAAGTTAAGTCTGAATTACTAAAATAAGGATACTAAAATGTTTAAAGTAAATGACTGGGTTAAACATAAAGATAAACACTTAACAGGTAAAGTAACCGCTATTAATTCAAATCATATTTTTAGATATGAAGTTAAGTGGAATAATGATAAAAAAGGTGTCTATAGTGAACATGTATTAAAAAGATATAACTATATTCATAAGGGATTTAGATTAGGTATTTTTAGATTTTTTTTCTTTAAGCTACATAAAAAATGGACACTTAGAGTAGAGCTTTCACAAGGTTGGGACTAAATTTATGAAAAAAATGTCAGTAAAGGAATTATATAAAGGCTTGTTTCATGTAAAATTTAATGCACAATATACAGAGACATCTACCTTTATGAGACTACAGGAATTTTATGAAAGTCCTTTTACTGCGATAAGAAGTAAATATTTTACAAGAGAGGATTATGAAGATAGATATTTTAAAGAGTATGGTTTGTTTGATTATTATACGAAGTGGTCAGGTTTTAATGTACCAGGTAATACTGTAAATTTATTCTTTAGAGTCTTTAGTGAACACAATGATTTAACTAAAAAGGAAACTAAACTATTTAAAGAGGTTCTTAAAATTTCATCTAAGAAACAAGACAGTTATTATTTAATTGCAACACACGATGACGCAGATATTGACCATGAGGTTGCACACGGTTTTTATTATTTGTTTCCGGAATATAGAGAGAGCATGACTAAGCTACTCAAAGAGTTCAGTAATTGTTCTATGATGAAAAAACTGAGAATAAAATTATTGAATTGTGGTTATTGTAAGAAGTTTTTAGATGATGAAGCTCAGGCTTATCTCTCAACAGATACGATAAAGTACAGCTTCATACCTCTATCTAGACACAAAAGCAATAAGATAATAATTAAAAAATTTAAAGCTACATTCAAAAAATTTAAAAGGATGCAAAATGAAATGGTTACTTAATATTTTAGACTTTTTTAATTGGATGGCTCATATAGAATCTCAAAGATATTGTAAAAAATATACTCCTTATAAATCACGTTTACTATAAAGGAAAATTATGAAAACATTTTTACTAACAGCATTGGCAACAGGTCTTGCAAATATAATATCTTTTTTAGTATATCAAGGATTCGTTAAAAGTTATTGGGGTAAAAATTGCAGACAAGAAATGACAAGATTCTTTAATCGTTTCTGCAAACATTATCAAAAGATGATTGTAAATAAAGACCCTAAGAAAGATAAGTAATTATGTCAATAAATATAGAGATTAATATAAACAGTTGTGATGACTGTAAACATGTAAGTCATACAGGTCAATTAACAAAAGGCGGTGCAAAGCCTTGCTGTAATCACGATGATACTGTAAAAGAAAAAGGTCATAATTGTTTCGACAGAGTTATACCTTATTCTTCTGAATATTCAGATATTTGGAATAGAAATTTTAGAGTAGTTAAAGGTATTCCTAAATGGTGTCCTTTACTAAATGGAGGAAATTATCAATGAAAAAATTTAAACCTTTTCTGGCACCTAATAAGATTGTAGATATACACACGCTAAAGTATCCATTACTTGCATCATTTAAACTTGATGGTATTAGATGTATTATTAAAGATGGAGAAATGTGTAGCAGAAGTTTGAAACCTATTAATAATGTTAAGCTACATGAGAAGTTTGAGCAGTTAAAAGCATTTACTAAAAGTGCATCTGATTTACAACCTATCTTAGATGGTGAGCTATTGGCTAGAAGTATGCCTTTTAATGCTCTGAGTGGTACAGTAAGAGCTTCAGACAGAGAGCTACCAGAAGATATGTATTTCTATTTGTTTGACTCAGTAATTAATGAGCAGTATGATACAAAATTTATACTTAGAACAGAGCAGTTAAATAAACTAGACTTAATGTATCCTGATTTAATTAAAATTGTAGAACAAAAATTAGTGAATACACCGGAAGAAGCAGAGGCGTATTTTGAAGAAGCATTGGCATTTGGTTGTGATGGGTTAATACTACATAGCTTAGACGGAAGATATAAATGTGGCAGAGCAACAATAAATGAAGGTATTATTTATAAGATGAAACCTTATATAACATTTGATAGAAAAATTGTAGGTGTTGTTCAATCAACTAAAGTTAATCCAGATGCAGAAAAGAAAGTAAATGAATTAGGAAGAAGTGTTACATCAAAGAAAAAGGGAGATAGAATTTTAATTGATAGAGCCTGTGATTTTGTTGTGATGCACTATGAAGATGCAGAATTAAAAGTGGCTATTGCTATGACTAATGAGGAGAAGAATGAAGTTTGGAAGAATAAAGAATCCTATATTGGGAGATATATAGAGTATAAAGGCTTAATGGTTGGCGCTAAAGAACTTCCGAGGCATCCAGTCTATCTTAGAATGAGAGATGATAAAGAATAGCTTGACAAATGAGAAATTGTATGTTATACTTTAGATTCAAACGATGAGAAATAAAGAGTGTCTTTGACTCGTGTTGTCCGTACGATAGGGTATTCGGAAGGTATACATTCTCGATATTCCAACCTCTTAGCAGACTTTCGATAATTTAAAGACTAGGAAGGCGAGACACAAAAATTATCAACTATTAAAGGAAAAGAAATGATAAAACCTCTTGTATTAAAAATAACTAAGAAATGTAAAACAACAGTATATAAATTATATCTTGAAAATAATTTAATATTTGAATCTGTAAATTTACACGAATTTTTAGCAGTAGCAGAGACAAAAATAGATGCAGGTTACTATATAAGTTTTAGACCAACACATCAGAAAGAGACGATTAATAAATGAAATATTATAGCGAAGAAAATAAAGCAGTAATAAAATCTTGGTGTAACAATCCAGAAGAGGGTGCAGTAAATCAGGCTAGAAATTTGGCATCTTTACCTTTTCTATTTAAACATGTTGCATTAATGCCAGACACTCATCAAGGTTATGGTATGCCTATTGGCGGAGTTATTGCTACAAAGAATGTTATAATACCAAATGCTGTTGGTGTTGACATTGGTTGTGGTATGTGTGCTATTAAAACTACTTTGACAGATATTACTACTGACCAGTTAAAGATTATTTTAAGTGAAATTAGAAAAGTTATTCCTGTAGGTTTTGAAAAGCACAAGAAAGAGCGTTCTGATAATTTAATGCCAGATGTAAATTCTTCTTCTAACTCAATGATAGATTGGTGTTCATCGCATGATTGGAATGAGCATTATAATTCTGTAGTACAAAAACAGTATAGTAAAGCTACACAACAATTAGGTACCTTGGGTGGAGGTAATCACTTCATAGAAATTCAAAGAGGCAGAGAAAATATTAATGATGTTGGAAATATTTGGATTATGATTCATAGTGGCTCTAGAAATTTAGGCTATAAGGTTGCTAAACACTATAATAAAGTTGCTCAAGATTTATGTAATAAATGGTGTTCAAACATACCTGAGTATACTGGACAAGATGGTCTAGCTTTTTTACCTGTAGATACAGAAGAAGGTCAAAATTATATAAAAGAAATGAATTACTGTTTAGCCTTTGCTTATGCTAATAGAAAATTAATGATGACTAATATTATTCAAGTTCTTGTTACTCAAGGCTTATTTGATAATGATTTTACTGGGTTACAAAAAACAAGAGATTCTTTTATTAACATTCATCATAACTATGCTAATCTAGAAAATCATTTTGGAGAAAATGTTTGGGTGCATAGAAAAGGTGCAACATCTGCAAATGAAGGTCAGCTAGGAATAATTCCAGGCAGTCAAGGCACAGCGTCTTACATTGTTAAAGGTAAAGGAAATACAGACTCGTTTAAGTCCTGTTCACACGGTGCAGGTAGACAAATGAGTAGAACAAAAGCTCGAAACGAATTAAATTTTAAAGAAGAAGTAAGTAAATTAAATAATCAAGGCATCATTCATTCTATCAGAGATGTTTCTAGTTTAGATGAAGCCTCAGGTGCCTATAAAGATATTGATGTTGTAATGAAAGAGCAAGAAGATTTGGTTGATATTGTAGTAAAGTTACAACCATTAGCTGTAATTAAAGGATAACTCAGAGGGTGGGCTAGTCTGGTTAAGTCGCTCGTTTTGGAAGCGAGAGGTCGAAGGTTCAAATCCTTCCCTTCTGACCAATTTAAAAATAGTATGTTCTATGACATAGTACATTTGAGCTATAAAGTAGAACACAATACAGGAGATTGATGATGTTAGAATTTCAAGCATTTAATAAAATACCTAGACTCAGTAGAGATATGCTAATTACTGAGAAAATTGATGGCACAAACGCTCAAGTTTATATTATTAAGTACAAAGACTTATTCGCTACCATTGAACCTGAAGAAAATATAATTACTGCAATGAAAGAGATGAATGAGTTTATAGCAAAGTATTGTATGTATAAAGTTTACTCTAGTGATGAAACAGATATTTTATATATGTTTGCTGGTTCCAGAAGAAGATGGCTTGATTGTTCTTCTGAAGGTGATAATTTTGGTTTTGGGAAATGGGTAAAAGCTAATGCAGAAAGCTTAATACAATTAGAAGAAGGCAGACATTTTGGAGAGTGGTACGGAAAAGGAATTCAAAGAGGTTACGGCTTAGATGAAAAAAGATTTGCATTATTTAATGTAGGCAAGTGGGCGTCAAGAAATATTCCTTTACTAGTTAAAGAAGCTAGAAATTATTGTCCAGAATGTTGTGAAGTTGTTCCAATTTTATATGAGGGTCCTTTTTCTACAATGATGACAGAAAGATTAATAGATAGACTTAGTACGCAGGGTAGTTATGCTGTTAAAGGTTTTAAGAAACCTGAGGGTATTGTAATTTATCATAGAGCAAGTGGTAGATTATTTAAAAAAACTATAGAGAATGATGAAAAACCAAAAGGAAAGTAAAGTATGACAATTAAAAATAAAGATGATTTAAATAGAGGATTAGAGATAGACTTAACGGGACCACAAGGTAACGCATTTTGTTTATTAGGCATAGCCAGTAATCTTTGTGAGCAACTTAACGGAACAAAAAATGATTTTTTAATAAAAGATTGGGAAGTTATTAAGACTGAGATGAAATCAGGCGATTATGAAAATTTAATTAAAGTGTTTGATAGAGAATTTGGAAAATATGTAACTCTCTATAGATGAAAGAATCAGTCTAAACGTACTCCAGACTCGGGGATAGCGAGACCTAGGTAAACTCGTGATATGATGACCGAAAAATCGGTGCGTGACCGCTGGGAGAGACTAGCTCTAAACAAAGGATAAAGAATGAATTTCTGGTTTACATCTGACTATCATCTTGGGCATAAGAATATTATAAAGTATTGTAATAGACCTTTTAAATCTCTCGAGCATATGAACGAGGCAATTATTAAAAATCATAACATGAGAGTAAAGCCTGAAGATACTGTATTTCATTTAGGTGATTTCTGTTTTAAAAATTCTTCTGATGTGCGAGGCGAGGGAGTAAAAGTAAATGCAGAACAATGGGAAGAACAACTGAATGGTAAAATAATTCATGTTAGAGGTAATCACGATAGAAATAATTCAACCAAAACTATCATAGAAGGACTATTAATAAAGTATCATAAGAGACTAGTATATTGTGTGCATAAACCAATACATTATAATTCTAACTATGAGATTAATTTTGTAGGACATGAACATGATAAATGGTCAGTAAAGAGAATTGATAATGTAAGTTTAATTAATGTTGGTGTAGATGTAAATAACTTTAGACCAATTAAGTTTCAAGAGGCTTTATGGAAATTAAAAAATGAAAATAAATGTATTTAGTCAACTGGCTATTGAGAAATTCAAAACAAATGAAAATCATATAGTTATATCTATACGCAGTCCTGGTACTAGCAAAGCTCTATTGCCGAAACAAGCATCTAGAATTAAGAGTTTATATTTAGAGTTTCACGATATTGACGAAAGATGTTTAGAAATTACCGATAGAGTAGACTGTGATGTTTGTAAGGGTACAGGCTTTATACCAGAATATAGACATATAGAGAATGGAAGATGTTTTAAGTGTAACAAGGAAGGTTTGAACTTACAATTATTTAGTAGAAAAGATGCGATTAATATTTTAGATTTCGTTAAAGCACACAGCTCTAGCGTAGATTTAATTGCAGTTAATTGTGAGGCAGGTATTTCAAGAAGTGCAGGTGTAGCGGCCGCTCTAGGCAGAATATTTAATAGTGATGATTTTTATTACTTTAAACATTATTTGCCAAATAGTTTAGTGCGTAAATTAATTTTACAGGAGTATTATGATAAAGAATAAAGCTATACCAATAACAACATACATATTTTTTGCTTTTGTATATTTCTTACAAGGTATCTGGGGGTTGAAATCTGCGCCTCTATATTATCTTCAAAGAGAGGTGTGGCATTTATCTGTAGCCAACATAGCATTGATTGGTTGCATCATAACAATTCCTTGGACAATAAAACCTTTGTTTGGTATTGTTGTTGATTCATTTCCATTATTAAAAAAGAAATGCAAGTATTGGTTAATATTAAATTATTCAGTTATATTTATCATAAGCATGTTAGTTGCAATATTTGGATTGAATGTTCAGACATTAGTATTGACAGGTTTCTTGACAGGCTTAGCTTTTGCATTTTCAGATGTGGGAGCAGATGGTTTAGTCTGTGTACTAGAGAAGAAACATAATTTACAGGGTAAGCTTCAGGCAATTTCTTGGACAGCTATCTCAGTAGCAGGTCTTATTACATCATTAGGTGGTGCTTGGATTTCAGAACACTTTGATTATAGATTAGCATTTTTAATTTGTGGTATATTTCCTTTATGTATGGTTATATTTCTACTAACAAAATATGAAGAACCTGATTCAAAGGGAAAGAGATTAGATAAAGCACAGTTATTAAAATTTGTTAAAGTAATATTCAATAAACAGTTAGCAATACCCGTAGCATTTTTATTCTTTTATTATTTATCACCATCTTTTGGTACACCGCTTATGGTTACTATGAGAGAGACCATGCACATGAATAAGATGATGATAGGCTTGCTAGGTGCTACAGGTACAGTCTTTGGTATACTAGGTTACGCATTGTACTTCATTAAGTTTCATAAGTTCAACATGAGAAAGTTACTATATTTCTCCGTAATCTTTGGTGGTATATCTACACTATGGTATTTACATATACCTAATCAATGGTGGTTGTTAGCTTATAGTATTATATTAGGAACAGTCGGAGCAGTATCTCATTTAGTATTATTAGCTTATGTGGCAAAGACAACACCGAAAGGTTATGAAGCTATAGTATTTGCAGTATTATGTTCTGTCTTAAATCTAGGGTCAATGGGAAGTGGCTACATAGGTGGTCTACTTTACGATGCTATTGGTTTCAATACTTTAGTTATTATATCAGCGATATTTACGTTTGCATGTTTATTCTTTATACCACATTTAAAATTAGAGGAGAAGTAAAATGATAAAAGATGACAAAGATAAAATAATTGATATGATTAGACATCTAAGAACTAAGATAGGTAATTTAGTTAATAATAAAAATGAAGATGATATAGAGGAGACTCAGAAATATCTTAACTCGATTCAAGATAAAGTCTTTTCTTTATAAATAAAACTTGACAAAATGGATTTTATGTGTTATACTTTGTGTATGAAAGATAAAGGAGATAGAAGATGAGTGAAATAACAACAGCTAAATTACCAGATGAAGTTAAAGATTTAAAAATAAATATTGAAAAATTAATCAAAGAGTTCAATACAAAAACAAAACTTCAAGTGTCTGGTGTATTAGTAGAAGGCATTCCAACACAAGAGAAATTTAATAACATAGTAGTCATTGCTGGTTATAATACGATTGTGAGCATTGAATTATGAGCGAATCTAAAATACAGAGAAAAGATTTTTGTGTATCTCATTCATTTAAAACTAAAGGAGAAATAACTGAACGCTCGGTTTTAGTTGCAGATGCTTTTGGTTTAGGTATAGATGATGAAAAAGAATTTAAGATTTATGATAACTTTAAATTTGATTTATGTTCAAACGATGTAGTCTATATCACAGGCTCTAGTGGCTCAGGTAAATCTTGGCTATTAAAAAATATCTTTAGTAAATTCAAGAATAGTTTATCAATAGATGATATTAAAATAGATGATAATGAGATTTTAATTGAAGGTGTTGGAACAGATTTGAATGATGCTATTAAGAAACTAAATCTTGCTGGTCTAGGAGATGCGTTTTATATCTAAGAAAATATTGTCAGCTATCAGATGGTCAGAAATATAGATATGCAATAGCAAAGTTTATTGATTTAGATGCTAAGGTCTGGATTCTAGATGAATTTGGTGCAAAGCTTGATAGAACAACAGCTAAAATTGTTGCATATAATTTACAGAAGATTGCAAGACAGCTTAACAAATGCGTAGTTTGTGCTACAACACATGAAGATTTAATAGACTCATTGAAGCCTAGCTTAGTTATAGAGAAAGGTTTTGAAGATGAGGTAACGAGTTATAGAAAAACTCTAGAAGATTATCCAAAAAGAATAAAAGAAATTTACACAGATATTAGAGTAGAAAAAGGAGACAAAGAGGATTATAAAAAATTATCTAAATTTCATTACAGACAATCTCGACTCGGTGCAGTAAAGAATTACTATAGATTATTACACAAAGATAATGTAATAGGTGTTATGGCTATAACTTATTCGCATCTAGCATTAAAGGGAAGAAACATTTATACTAATAAGAAGTATGCTAAGATGACTAAAGAGATATGCACAGAAATTAATAAACAGTTTGAATGTATCTCTCGAGTTATTTTACATCCACAGTATAGAGGAATAGGTTTAGCTCACTATTTTTTAAGAGAGTATTTTAAGTTGAGTGATTGTCATTATATTGAAACAGTTGCAGTAATGAGCAAATATTCTCCTTTCTTTGCTAAAGCAGGTATGACTCATGTAGAAACTGAACAAGATGAAAAAAGAAGTCTATTGGTAAAACAATTAGAGGCATATAATTTTAATACTGATTTGATTTCAAGCTCTACATATAATGAATCAATCTACAATAAATTAGATGTTCAACAACAAGCAGATGTTAAAATAATAATTAAGAGAATATTAAATAAATATAAAGGTGCAGTATCTAAACTATTTTCTAAAAAGAAATCTATTGATGAAATAGTTGAGGAGAATTTATTTACAATAATGAAAGAGATTAAACGAGCTGATACATGGTATTGGATTCTCGAAAACAAAAAGGATAAATAATGATAAATTGTAGAGAATGTACTTATCATAAACAAAGTAGTAGAGGTTTTATAGAGACCAATTTTATTACAGGCAGAGGAAATAAAAATGCAGATGTAATGATTATTTTCGATTCTCCTTTTATTAATGATTTGCAATCTCAATCTATTGCCTCGAGTAAAGAATATAATGATTATCTAAATAACTATCTAGAAAAAATAGGTCTTTCTTTAGATGATACTTATGTTACATGCTTCTGCAAATGTTTTATTTCTGATAAGTCAAAGAAGCCAACAAAGGTAATGAAGAAGAAATGTTTTGATTTATATTTAGATAATGAAATTAGAACAGTAAAACCAAAAGCAATTATTATTATAGGTAAGATGATAACTCAATGGTTAATACCAGCAGTTAATAATAGATTCCCTTTGAAACAAGTTGTAGGTCAGAAATTTTACAACCCAGAATATGATTGTAATATTATTCCTATCTATGATATGTTTTATTTAGCTAATTTCACTTCTCGCTCAAGTCAGATTAGACAGACATCGCTTGGTTTTGCTAGAGTAAAATCTGTATTAGAACAAGAGTCTGAGGCAGTAAATAAAAAATTAACTTATTCTTCTGATGTTAAAGTCTTAAAAACATTTGGTGAATATGTTGTATGTGATTTAGAGACATCTGGCTTAGATTATTTTGAAGATGAGATTGTTACAGTTGGTTTGATGGATTTAAAGACGCAGAAGATTTTCTCAATAGATGCAGAGGATTATGATACATTCGATATATGTGATTGTAACAATGGTTTAAAAACAGTAGACGACAAGGAAGTTATCTGTGAAAAATGTAAAGGTCAAGGGAAATTATTTAAGGTAAATTATAAGAGCAATGAATTTTATAGTAAGATTTTACCACAAATATATTGTGAACTAAAGACTAGAAAATTAATATTGCATAATGCAGAATTTGACTTGGAGTTTTTCTTAGCAAAGAAATTCAATCTATGCGATAACTTAGTTGCAGACACAAGACTAATGCAGTTTTTAGTTAATCCTTTAGGTGGCACAAGTCTAGGCTTTTTGATTCAGTTATATTTTGGTATAGCTTATAAAGAAACTATTGTAAGAAAAACTATTTTAAATATGAAGGTCGAGGATAGAAAACATTATTGTGGTGAAGATGTTTATTATACTGGTAGATTATTTGTTAAATTACATAAGGTATTAAAAGAGCAAGATAGTTTAAGGTCGAATAAGATTTTAACTGGAATGATTAAAATAATTTCTTCTGATTTAATCTTTACAGGTATAAAGATTGATGAGAATAAAGTATTTGAATTGATTGAATTTTATCAAGCAGAGAAAGATATGTGCGAAGTTAAGTTTAAGAAAAGATTTAAGCTAGAGGATACTTTCAGTTTAAACTCACCTAAACAATTAGGTAAACTCTTATATGAAGATTTAAAATTACCTGTTTCTATTCTCACAGACAAGGGTAATCCTTCATGTAATGTAGAAGCTATTAATAAGTTAGCGAGTAAACGACCTGCATTAAAAGGCTTATTGGATTATAGAACAGTTAAAGGTCATATAGAGAAACTAAAAGGTTATCAAAAAGCAACTAAATCTGATGGACGTATTCACGGTAATTTTAATTTGTTCTCTCCTGACTCCTCTAGATTAATGAGTTCAAAACCTAATATTCAGAATGTTCCTAGAAATAGTAGAATTAAAGAAATATTTGTGGCCAGAGAAGGCTACTCTTTTGTATACTACGATTATTCACAGATTGAATTTCGTGTATGGCTTCATTTAGCGAATGATAAAAGAGGTATAGATTTTGTAAATAATGGAAGAGATATTCACGCCTTGATTGCAAGTCAACATTACAAAGAGGCAGAAGAGAATTTTCTAGATAAGTCTAATAAAGAAAATCAAGAAAAAAGAAATATGGTCAAAGCTATTGTTTATGGTTCAATGTATGGCAGAAGTCCTGAGGGTATCGTGGCCGCTCATGGTGGTTCTAAAGAAGAAGCTACTCAGATTCAGATGATGTTTTTTAACTTATGTAGAGAAGGCTGGATGTGGCTAAAACAAATTGAGCAGAAAGTATTTAAAGATAAAAAATTGTTTACTCCATTTGGAACTGTAAGATTATTTCCAGATATAGAATTAATACAAGGTAGACAGAGAGATGAAATTGTTAGACAGGCTAAATCATTTATTGTTCAGAGCTGGGCAGTAGAGATGGTATTTATAGGTATGTGCAAAGTCTGGAGAAAAATAAGAGAAGATAACTTAGATGCAAAATATGTTCATCAGATACATGATGCGGGTATTCTTGAAGTTAAAGATTGTGATATAGAAAAAGTTAAAGAAATAATTCTAAGAGACGCACAATCACCATATGCTAAATTAAAGGTTCCTCTAAAAGTTGATTTAAAAATAGGAAAAACTTGGGCAGAAATTGCATAGAAATAATAGAGCTATGATGTAATGGTAGCACGTGAGATTTTGAATCTTAAAGTTTGAGTTCGACTCTTAGTAGCTCTGCCAACTTAAAGGATAACTTATGATAGAGAAAATATTTACTGAATTAGGTATAGAGTCTGAAGCTTATTTTTTAACAGGTTCTCATGGTATAGAATCTGATGACTGTAAAATCAGCACAGAAAAATCTGATTATGATTATGTTTTATTAATTCAGTATAGACACAATTTAATAGATTATTTAAAAGAACGCAATATTGATATAGATTACTCTTGTTATAATGGTGGATTCAAGTTTACATATGAGGGAAAACTTTATAATGTAATTACTGCAATATATACTGAATTTATGGCTTGGAGAGAAGCCTTATCAATAATAAAGCATCTAATAAAGATAGATGATAAGTATAAAATAGTGGCCAAAAATAAGCTGTCCAGATATTGTTTATATGAACAACTTAGAGCCTTAATAAAAACAACACTATTATTAGGTGAATTACAAAAATAAACTTGACAAATACAATTTGATGTGTTATACTTAATGTATCGAGTCAAATAATATAGAGGAATAAAATATATAATTAAAATAAAAGGAGAAACAAAATGGCTAAGTATTCAGTATCAAAAAATGGACAGTATCTAAAATTTACCTGCGTTTGTGGTTCTGAGATGTGGGACAATAGATTAAAAAAGAATAATCCTAAGGCACCTGATTTAAAGTGCAAGGACGTAGGTTGCACGATAGGTAAGAATAACACACCTAATGCTGTGTGGTTACAAGAAGATGAGGTAACTCAATTAGACGCTAAGTATAAAGAAGTTTCCGGTAAAGCATCTATCTCAAAGTCAGTCTCAACAAAATCAAATTCTGCTGTTGAAATTCCTTTAGGTATGCAAGTTGCATGGGCAAAAGATGTTGCTATTTGTTTAGCCACTACTCAGAAGATTAAGACACATGAGGAGTTTACAGCGTTATATGAAGTTTGTTTAGATGACATGAAAAAAAGTGTAGACAAATTCTTAGCTAAACATTCTACAGTTGTTAAAGACGTATCTAGAGAAGTTGATGATACAGATTTAATTGATGCCGAAGATGTGGTAGAAGAGATTGAAGAGGTAGTTGAACCTGAAATTGCAGAAGAAAAAGAAGATGAAGTCAAAGAAGCTGATGAAGAGTTTGATTTTGACTGTGAAGATATAGATTTATAATCTTTCGTTATTTAATTAAGGAGATGTGATGGTTAAGAAGAAAAAGAAAGAAGAAGATATTCCTAACGAGAATATAAAGGCTCCAAAATACGATAAAGTTACAGAGGGGTATGACTCTAAAGATTGTAAGAAAGAGAAAAAAATAGAGGACGATATGTCTCTAAATGAAAAGATTAAATTAGAGGCTATGTCTAAAGAGCAAGAAAAGGATTTTAAAAAGACTCTTTCTATTATGGAAAAGGAATTCGGTGTAGGTTCAATAGCTTCAGCAGAAGATATATTAGCTGTCGAAAAAGTTGCTACAAAGAATCTTCTTCTAGATATATTAACAGAGGGTGGACTTCCCAAAGGCTCAATATCATTATTTTATGGTGCAGAGAGTTCAGGTAAAACAGTTCAATCTTTATTAGTAGCTTCTGTTTTTACATCTAATAAAATTCCAGTTCTTTATATATGTGCTGAAGGCGATGTGGATAAGTCTTGGATTAAAAAATTAGGTAATGATTTAAAATATTTTATGATAGCTAGACCAGATGATTTAGAGAAGGCTATTGATTTAGCTGATGTGGCTGTCAGAAGTGGTAAATTTGGTTTAGTAATTTTTGATAGTGTTACATCAGGTGTTCCGAGAGAAGCTTTAAATAAGAAAACGGATAAAGACCAAATGGCATTACAGGCAAGAAGAAATAGTAAGCTTGTTCAAAAAATTACTTCTGGTTTACAGCCAGCAAATCTTTTAGACCCAAGGTCTTATAATAGCACTACTGTAATTTTGATTGCTCATCTAAGAGAAAAAGTAGGTGTAATGTTTGGTTCTCCGGACACAATACCTGGTGGACATGCGTTGAAGCATCATTCTGCTTATATTGTTAGATTTCGTTCAGGTGCAAAATTGACAAAAACAAAAAAGACGAAAGAAGAAAAAGCTGAAGAGAAGAAGGATACTAAGACAGATAAAAAAGAGAATAAGATAATAGATATTGTAGGCATAGAAATTAAAATTAAAATTGAAAAGTCAAAATTCTCTATTCCTTTAGTATCAGGTATTAATGAATTCTATTTTTCTCCTCCACGTTTAAATAATGCAAAAGTATTAATGACATATGCTATTCAATATGGTATTATTCAAAGAGGAGGCGCTTGGTACACATACAAAGATTTAAGAGTAATGGGACAAAGAGAGTTACTAATGCAGTTAAAAGAAAAGAAGTTTCTGAAAGAGATTAAACAAAAGCTGATTTATAAGTTCGGAGAGGAGAATTAATTATGAGTAGTTCAATTAAATCGTGGGCAAAGGCATTTATGATTGCCTTTATTGTATTTGGTTTTTCAGTAATGATTGCTGTAGTCGCTGTTAAGACTCTTAGTTATTCCTCTGATGTTATAACACAAATTAATGAGGTCATAAAGAAACCATCATATGATTATTTGAAAAGTGTTACAGTTAGAATTATTAAAAAAACAGATATAGCAATATCTACAGGAACCGGTTCTGTGATAAAGATAACAAATGACTATACCTATATTCTAACTAATCAACATGTTGCACCTATAGAGGCAGAGAAACTATATGTAGTTGATGAATATGGTAGAGAAACAAAGGCAACAATTTTGAGTAATTGTTTATTTGCTGACCTAGCTCTAATAAGAGTAGACGGAAAATTGAAAGATAAAAGAGAAATTAAGAAGATAGGTAATATTGACCATAGTGAAAAGGTATATAGTGTTGGAATGTATTTAGGCTATAGTTATATTTATACTGAAGGAACAATGGCAGGTTATGATGAGAGTAATAATTTTGTTATGAATATGCCAGGTTCTCATGGTTGTAGTGGTTCAGGCGTATTTAATGTAGCTGGTGAATTGGTTGCTGTAGTATTCGCTGGTAATTATATTCAATTTCCTATTCAAATAGAAACAGCTAAATTACTATGTATTAATACTTTTGATATGAAGATGTTTTTACATATGACTAGAGAGTTAATTAAATAATAGATGTTGTCATTTAAAATTTGACAAACTCGGAAAAATATGCTATACTAAAGTATGACACAGACAGAACTAAAAAAAATAGGACACGATATTTTAAAAGAGTTTAATCTCAATGACATTGTTATTAAATACAAAGATGTTCGGAGAGGTAGAAGCTTACGAACAAGTGTAACTATACCAATGTGGAGTTTAGAGAGAGTAGAGGCTTATTCTTTATATTATGTTTTACATGAAGTTGCACATCAGATAGTACATCAAGTGCATAAGAAAATAATAAAAGTGCATGGTGAAGAATTTAAAAATGTAGAAAGATTATTATTAGAGAGATATGATTTAGCTCCAGTTTACAAGAAAGCATATGTTAAAGAATTGTATAATACTAAATTATGCAAAACAGTTTACAAACAGGAGAAAAGATAATGCACAAACAAATAGCAATAAGAAATTTAATTTTAATATTACTGTTCAGCTTTTGTTTAACTGGATGCTCGTTATTGCCACGTCTGACATTTGATACTCCCAACACAGTACCACAAAATGTTGATAGGTCAAAAGTAAAAGCTACCTGTAAAGGTGAGGCTATATTTAATGATGTAGGAGATATGATTTCTTGCTCTAAAGGATATTATAACTATGAAGAAGGCTATCAAAAAGTCGAAAGAAAGATGAACTTTGTTGAGAGAATAAAGAGCTTCATTAATAGTTTAATAGGCTGGGGATTTTGGGGCATCGTCCTCTTAATAGTTTTAGTACCTGGATTAGCAGGAACTCTTTTAGGAAGATTAATAGAGGGAACTATAGGTATTACGGGTAAATCCTTAAAGTCAGTAGTTAGTGCTGTTCAGAAAACAAGAAAGACAGGCAAAGATTTAAATGATTCTTTATCTGCCGAACAAGATGCTGATGTTAAGGCCTATATTGCAAAGTTAAAAAAACAGGAGAAAATAAAACAATGAAAAAATTCTATCTAGTATTAATTACGTTGGTGTTTTTAGTTCTATGTATCACAAGTGCTTATGCTCTTTCTTTTGGGCAAGTAGACGGCACATGTTTTATGAACTGCATGAATTATTCTGACGATGTAGGTTATTGTAAACAAAGATGCACATACTAATATAAAGTAAATAAGTTTTTATGATATTGAGAGGAGGAATTTATGAGTAATGAAAATATAATAAATGAATGGCTAAAGACATATCTAATTGGTCCCATGGAAGATGTGGAAAAGAAAGATGGTGGTAGAGGCTGGAGAACGTCTATTACCAAGAAGCTTAATAAATTAAGAGATGTTAAAGATAACTCTGTATATATTTTTGACCCTACTCTTGAAGAACAGAATAAAACTGGCATGGAAGCTGAAACACTTCACATGAAAATTAAAGGCTGGTTAGCAGGTGGTAATAATGATTTAGTAGAAGAATATGCAGGTCTCATATGGAAAGGTAAGACTCATCTAGAGAGAACTGAAGAAGGTCAAGCTAGATTAATAAAAGTTCTTGGTGATGTTGATTATGTCGTAAATTCGCACTTCTTAATTGCTCGTATGGAGAAAGGTGATTCACCTTGTGGAACATTTATGGAATGTGGTATTGCTTTAGAGCATAATATTCCTATTTATGTTTTACAGACTATGCCTAGAATAGATTATAAAGGCAGTTTTTGTCATGCAGTATTTGCTTCTAAAGGAGGCTTCTTTAGTTCTGATATCGAGTTAATTGAGTTTTTGAAGAAAAAATATAATTTAAAGGAAATCGACATTAAGGAGTAGTGATGCAAGTAACTTATTGCGACATCTGTGATACTGTATTGAAGGCGAAGAAGCACGTTGTGATTATATTTGAAGATGAGGTTATTTTAAGTGATTTTTCTACAGGTAGAAAGCGACCTATTAAAGATACTTTCGAGATATGTGATTCTTGTTTAAAGGTAGTTAAAGATATTTTTAAATATAAGAAATCTAAGTCTAAAGAATTAAAAGAAGTTGTGGACAAGATATACGAAATTAAATCTAAACGTAAAAGACGAAAGACTAAGGGAGATAAACATGAATAAAGGGGCAAAAGACACTAATCCAAAAGACGCTGTTGGTACAAAAAAGGTTCCTTTCGCTTTAATACCTGACAATGTTTTAGGTGAAGTGGGTCTAGCTTTCTTAGAGGGAGCAAGAAAATATGGTGCCTATAATTGGCGAGTAGCTGGAGTAAGAGCTAGTGTTTATATAGATGCTTTACGCAGACACTTAGGTGCTTGGTGGAACGGTGAAGATGTTGATAAAGATTCTGGATTAAGTCATATTGTAAAAGCAATAGCATGTTTAGTTATAATAAGAGATAGTATGCTTCAGAATAATATTGTAGATGATAGACCGCCTAAAACTTTGGATACAGATTGGGTGCAGAAATTAAATAAAAAAGCAGAAGAGATTATTGAGAAGTATCCTGACGCAGTAAAACCTTTCACAGAAAAGAACCTTTAAATGATTATCACAGACGAAAATATTCTAAGACAAGTCAGTATTCAAATATCACTAGAAAGTGGCTTAGAATCTATTTGGCGTAGTCTAAACGCTGAATTAAACACTACATCAGGTGTAGGTCTGAGTGCTATTCAGATAAATCTACCTTTGAGAGCTTGTATTATTAAATATGATAAAGTTTATCGTGAATTATATAATGCTCGTATTGTTAAACGCTCAAAAGAAACCATTGTTTTTAAAGAAGGTTGCTTATCTATTCCAGATGTATTTGAGAATACTAGAAGAAACAGACATATCACAGTTAGAAATGGTGATAATAAATTATATAAATTTAGTGATACACTTGCTATTATTGTTCAACACGAACTTGACCATTGGGAAGGAATCTTATTCACAGATAGAGGTGTAAGATGACAAAGTATCCTGCATGGTATAATCAAGGTGATGAATCTATTAAGAAGAAGGCTAACAGAAAAGAAGCTACAGTTTTCAAACATCTTGTTTCTGGAGCATTATCTTATAAAGGTGATTTTAGCACTAAAGATTGTGTATTAGATAATAAAAGTACAGATAAACATTCTATCAGAGTAACAGAAGATATGTGTGATAAATTATGTAAGGATGCCATAGTAATGAATAAAGAAAAATCAATATTAATTTTAGATATGCCTAAGTATTATATAGTTTGTCATGTTCAAAGAAAAGAGAGCATGTAATGAAATATCATATAGCTTATGCAATAATGTTGGCAAGTTTTGGTTACTTGAGTTTTACAGGTATAGGTTTAAAAGCTAAGGCAATAGGCCTATTGTGTTTATTAGTGAACGCATTAATTTTTTGGAGATAAATAAAGATGAGTGAAAAAAATCTAATCATAGGTGACTTACATTATCAAGATAGCAGAGTCGAGGCTATTCATACGGCTGAAGATAGTATACTGGAAAAAATCAAAGGACAGAAATTTGATAGAATTGTTTTATTAGGGGATTTGTTTCATACTAAGCCTTCTGCAAGTGAGCGAGAATTATTAGCACAGTTTATTTCAAAGTTAAGAAATTATACTAAAAGATTTGATTTCATTATTGGAAATGGTAAGCACACGTTTGAAAATAATGCCATACATGAAAAAGATTGGATGACTTTATGCTCAGACTTTCATCAACACGAAGAATTAAAATTAGGTAAATATGTTTTCGGTCATTACGAGGTTAAAGGAACTAAATATATAAATGGTTTTTTATCTGATAGTAAAAAAGAGGTGAATAAGAATTTGATATATGTTCTAGGTCATGTGCATAGCTCAAGATGTTCTTTTGAGAATGTTCACTATGTAGGTTCAATATACAAAGTATCTTTAGCAGAAGCAGAAGATGTAAAAAGAATAGCTATAATCGAAAATGATGAACTTTCTTTTATTGATATTGAAACAAGACCAATGTATCAGATAAATCTAAAAGCAATTAATAATAAAATAAAAAGTTCTAATATAAAAATTTTACTAGAGAGTAAAGAAAAGGATATTGATTTGAAGATTCAAGTTATTTCAGATGATATTTCTATTTCAGCAGTTTACACATTTATTCAAAAGTTAAAGAAAAAATACACTATAGAATACTATAAAGAAGATTTACAATTAATAAGCGATAAACAAGATGTTCCTGCATATCTTGACAGAGAGAAGCTTCTTAAACAGTATTGCAAAGATAAAAATGTTAGTTATAAGTTAATCACGGCAGAACTGGAGAAAAAATAAAATGGCACAATTAATCTTGACAATAGCGGAAGTATGTGATATACTTAACAAAGAGATTAAGACCAATACAGTCTGTGTAGGCGTAGATGGTGCGACAAAACATACAGGTCTTTGTATTATACGCACAACTGATAATAAGTTTTATGTCGAAGATTTTTACGGTATTGAAATGACAGGTGTTTGTAAGAAAAATCTACACACAAAGTTAATAGAATATTTTCGTAAGTTTAAGGATTTTAGAGAAGAACTTCCTAATTACGAGAAAAAATATACTCGACAGGTTATTATAGAAGATTGTTTTTTTGGATTGAATGTGTGGACATTAAAAGTCTTAGCCAAATATGCTACAGTAAGTTTCTTCACAATGTTTAAGTGGACTCATAATATTCCAGAACCTATTCAGCCAGTTTCAGTCAGAGCAAAGGTAGGTTTTTCGGCAGATACAGGTGCGTTTCATTTTGAACAGATTATGATTAAAGGCAAGAAGAAAAGAAAAAAGATTTGGGATAGAAAACCTATAGACTTGAAGCAACAAATTATAGATTTCATTGATAAACAGTTTAATTTAGTAATTGAAGATGATAACCTGGCAGATGCCTTCATGTTAGCATTATCCGGTCTAATAGAGGATAAGTAATATGAGAGCTTATTTAAAAGATGCAGAAAATCTTGTCGCAATGTGGACAACTATATTGAAGTTGCCCTTTTTAAAAGTAGAGATGGTCAACGAGTGTGAGTGTGAAGTGGCAATGAAGGCTTGTATAGATTGCGAAAATGGAATAATCATATTTAATACAGATAGAATAGAATCTAAGAATGATTTAATAATGGCAGTAATACATGAAGTCTGTCATTTTTGGTATTACTATAAGTACAATGATGATAGATACTTACAAGAAAAAAGAATTATAACTATGACATTTAAACTACTGAAATTGTATTATCCTAAAACTTTTAAACATGCAGTTGATTACGGATTAAACTTTCTAAGTAATTGGGACCTGAGTAAGAACGAAGAAGAACACTATTACGGATATTTATCGGCACTACAAAGACTAGGAGTAGTAACATATCATGTTAAAAAATGTTAAATTAACTAATTTTGGTATTCATAAAAAATTGAATGTGACCTTCGAGAAAGGCTTAAATGCTATTGTAGGAGAGAACACAGCAGGTAAAACTCAGATAATGGAAAGTATCTGTTATGCCTTATTCGGTAAAACACAGAACTCAAAATTAGAGAAGATTATTAACTTCGATGCAGATAAAGCTATATCAGAAATAAATCTGAATGATACACTTGTTCAGAGAGATAGAACAAAAGCAACCTCGTCATTAAATAAAATTAAGAAGATTGAGTTAGAGAATTTATTGAATATAAATTACAAAGAATTTTTAAGCATCTTTTATATTTCATCGCACGAACAACAAAATCTATTTGACGCCTCTTATCTTAGAAATTTTCTTATTGAGTTATTTAATTTAAATGAATACTCAACTGTCTATCAAAGATTAAATGTAGAATTAAATACACTAACACAAATTAATACAGAGATAGCTAAAGTTAATAAAGAGTTATTAAAGAAAAGATATTTACGAGTTAAGGCCTATAAAACTACACAAGAAAAAAAGATTGACAAATATCATGCAAGTTTAGATAAAATTCGTGCTGATGTTAATAGCTTATTTGGTAGTAAAGGAAAAATAGAGCAAAAGTTTAATGAGATACAAAGAAAATCAAATCTATTAAAAGCAGGTAAATGCTCTAAGTGTGAAAGAGATTATTCCGATATCGATGTTAAACAAGGTTTAGAGAAATTAAGTCAAGCAAATTTATTAATAAAAACAAAGGAGTCAAAGCTTCTAAAAGTATTAGCTGAAACAAAATTAAAAGAGGTTAAATATCAAAGAGCTGTTACTAGCGTAGACAATAAAATTTCAAGATGTATTCGTGTTACGACTATCATTAAAGAACAGGCAAATAAAAAATCAGAACTTAGAAATGATAAAAGAATAGCAGAAATTCAATCTGTATTAGCGATATTTAGTCCTAAAGCATTTCCTTCTCACTTATTAAAAGCATATATTCCAGTTATTATTAATACAGCTAATAAGTTATTAAAATTAATATTTGATAATACTACTGTAGATATTAGAACAGAAAAACCAGAATCAAATAGACCTGACTTCAAACCTTTTATTAAGAGAGGTAAAGAAATTTTAGAGATGAAAGATTTATCGGGTTCTGAGAGAGTCTTGGTTAATCTCTGCTTCAGACTAGGCGTTATATCTATCTTCAAGCAACTGTGTAAAACAGAAATTGATTTTATGCTTATTGATGAAGGCTTAGAGCGTGTTGATGACGATAACAGTATGAGAGTATTACAGATGTTAAAACATTTTATGAAACTGAATTTTCTAAATCAAGTTATATTGGTAACACACAAAACTATTTTAAAAGACCAAAAAAACATCAACTACATTGAATTAAGGAGAGATGAATAATGGCTAACATCAACATTAAATTAGAAGGTAAATCAACAATCGTAGGAACATTTATTCCTGTAGGTTCTCGTAATGAGCCAGATAATATTAAGGGCATATCACATTTTCTAGAACATATGTTATTTAAAGGAACAAAGAATCGTAACATGACAGAGATTAAACAGGCTATAGATAAATATGGTGCGGTGTTTAATGCTTGGACTTCAGAAGAACACACATTTTTCTATGTTGTTATTAGCAATAAATATGTATCTGAGGCAAGACAGATTATCGACGATATGATAGAAAATTCTATCTTTCCGGAAGAAGAACTTGAAAAAGAAAAACAAGTTGTTTTGCAAGAATTAGAAATGTATGAAGATAATCCTCAATCAGCAGTATTTGAATTAGCTCAGAGAGAAATCTTTTCAGAAGGTTCAAATCTTCACATTCCTATTATTGGAACAAGAGAAAGTGTTACAGACATTACAAGAGATATTTTAGTTGAATACTATAATAAACATTACAAAAACGCAATTAAGCTAGAGATTGGTGGAACTGTAAGAGAAGCTAGAAACAGAGTCTATATCGCCTCTCAGTTTAAGCAAGAGTCCGTAACTTATGATACTCAAGATGTCATCTCTTATAGAAATGATATTAGTCAAGCCAACATGGTAATGACAGGTTTATTTCATATTAATAATTTAAGAGAAAGATTGATAATGGATTTATTTGAGTCTGTTATTAATGGTTTTTGTGGTCGATTCTTTGAAGTTATTAGAGAGAAAAATAATTTGGTATACAGCACAGCTCTTTATCTACAAGAACATAGTTGTGGAACAGTTCACTATTGCGGATATGCAGGTTTAAAGCCGGAGAAAGTTCAGTTCGCAAAAGAATTAATGTTAGAGCAATTAACAAAAGAGGTCTCACAAGAAGAGTTAGACTTTGCAAAAGGTAAATTAATAGGTGGACATGAGCTGGCTATTGATAAGCCTTCCAACATTGCGAGAATTTTAATTGATTGTTCTTTGAATAATACTGATTACGAGTTTTATCTAAGAGAATACGAGAAGTCCATTAAAACTATCTCTGTAGAAGAAGTTAATAATTTCATCAAAACGATAGGATTTAAAGATAGTAAGCTAGTTGCTATTCTACCTAGAAAGAAAAAATGAGTAAACATAAGAACAGCTCAGAGTTTTTCAAAAAAGTTCTAGACGAGTTATTCGTTGAGTATAAGAATAAAATGCGTCTAAATAAGGACTGGTCTATCAACGTGAAGGTAGTCAATAAGAAAGACACCTACGCTGAGGTTGTCTATGAGTTCGATGGTAGAGAGTTTAATGTTAATGTAAATAGTAAGATGAATAAGTCTGTTGTATCTTTAAGAGACTCCATTATACATGAGTTCTGGCATATATTACTATCCTCTTTAACAAGTCGAATAGATGCGATTTTAGATAGAATAGAAAATAATAAAACTATCAATGTAAAGAAGCAAAGAAAATTACTCAAAAATGAAGAAGAGAGATTAGTCAGAAAGTTTACACGTATTATAAGAAGTCTGGAGAAAAAAGACAAGAGATGAATATAAATGTCAGAAATAAAGGTAATTATAGATTTTATGATATTGAGAATGTTGGAGATTTCCCGTCTGTAACAACTATACTCGGTATTCTTCCTAAACCTAAAATTATTCTTTGGGCAGTTATGCAGACAATAAAGTTTCTGAAAAAAAGAGGTGACCTCTCAAAAACATCTACATCTTTGGGTTTCGTATTTCACAAACAACTCTTAAATTCATTAGCTAAAGAAGGTACAAATATTCATAAAATTATAGAGGAATATGTTACAGAGCAAAAAGAGAATGACCATAACGCTCTAACACGTTATAAGGAGTTTGAGAAACAATATGATTTTAAGTGTGAACACTCTGAGTTAGTTGTTTGGGATAAAGATGAGTATAAGACAGCAGGTACAGTTGACCTTGTAGGTAAGAGTTCTCATATACCTATATTGTTTGATATAAAAACATCTAAAGCGGTTAGACTATCTCACAAAATTCAATCGTGTATATATAAAGAATTATATTGTAAAGTAAATAATATAGATTCCTCTACAATGAAATCAGGTGTATTATTAATACCTAGAGATAAGCCTAAGAAATGGGAAGTATATATTAATTCCTCAGAAGAAGAAAAGGTTTATTTACGTATGTTCAAAATTCTTAGTGAACTATTTTACATGTTAATAGATTTAAAGGAATTAGACTTAATTTAAGGAGATGTGATGACAAAGAGAGAAAAAGATACAACAGACTTATTAAATGAATTACGAGAATCTTATACTTTGTGGGAAAAAATTATATTGCATGAAAACATGAATTGGTTGCGTTGGCTGATATATAATTTACCAGATGCTCCTAGAGATATTTATTTAAGTATTAAGTGGTTTATTCAAAGAGGTAGACGAGGATATGCTGACTGTGATGTTTGGAGTTTAGATTATTATTTATCTAATGTTATTGCTAATGCAGTTAAAGATTTAAGAATACAGGCTCATGGAGTACCTTGTGATTATGCCTCGAAAGATGGTATGCAAATTGATATGAGAGCTTGGAAGAAAGTGTTAAAAGAAATAGAATGGACGTTTAGAACTAATTGTAAAATATCAGAACGTGATTGGGACTATTTAACAGAAAAACAAAGAACAGCCAAAAGACTTGCTCTTAATAAAATGTGTAAGATTCGTACAATGACTAAACAGCAATGTAAAAGACATAGAGATGGCTGGAAGCTGTTTAAAAAATATTATTATAATTTATGGGATTGATAGAAATAAAACTTGACAGATAGCTTTTTATGTGCTATACTTAAAGTAATAAAGGAGATAAAGAAATGAGTAAAGTAGAAATAGTAGATAAGTCAACATTTGTTAAGTGCAACAGATGTGTAAAAGGAAAGAAATGTTCCTCTTGTAATGATACAGGCAAATATAAAAAAGAGAACTATATTTTAATTGCACAGCAACCTGACGGGCAGAAAATTGCGTTTGATGTTGATAATGCCGGAAAATAAAGGAGAATCGCATATGAAATTTTGGACAGAAGAAAAGATAGAAATTCTAATTACTTATTTAAGAAACGGAATATCTAATCGAGAAATAGCTATAAAGTTTGACACATCTCTTGATGCTGTTAGTAGTGCTATTAGTAGATATAATTTAAGAGAGCATTGTCTTCCAAAAGCGTCTACTAAGAAATTTGTTGATTCTCTAGATTTAGAGGAATTAGATGATGAGAAATTTAAAGAGGCTAAAGAGAAAGCTGTTTTAAAATGGAAGATTAAAAAATCTAAAGTTATTCATTACAAAAGTAGTGGAATTAAAAAAGCTCTATTTTGGCCGGATACACATATTCCTCATCAAAATGAACCTTCCTGTAAAGCTATATTGAAATTAATGGAAGATGAGAAATTTGATATTATGTCTATTGTAGGTGACTTTATGGATTTAGGTTGTATTGGTCATTGGGATAGAAATAAACATAGAACTCTTGAGCTAAAGAGATTGAAGAATGATTATATTATAGGTAACGCTTTATTAGACGAGATTGATTCAAGATTACCTAAGAAGTGTGAGAAACATTATCTCGACGGTAACCACGAAGATTGGGCATATGACTTATTAGAAGAGATGCCTGCTCTAGAGGGAATGATTGAGCCAACAAGTCAACTTCAGTTAGTTGAAAGAGGTTATAACTTACATAAGTACAACGAGTTATTGAAGTTAGGTAGATTATATGTAACTCATGGTATATATGCAGGTGCTAATCCAATTAAAAAACATTTAGATGAATTAAAAGTCAATATCTTATTTGGTCATACACATACATTAGGTATGAGATTGTCCTCTTCTATAGCTAGAGAGATTGCATTTGCAGGTTATAATATTGGTGCAGTATGCGATTTATCTCCAGACTTTATGAGAAAACGCCCAAATAGTTGGACACATGGTTTTGCAATAGGTTATTTCTTTCCTAACGGATACTTTGATGTTCAATTAATTAGAATCGTACAAGGTAAATGTATTGTTAATGGTAAAGTTTACGATGGAAATAAATAATGAAAGAGAAGAAGAGAAAACACACACTTTTAGACTCTTATAGACGACTAAGAAAGATTTGGGGATTCGCTCCCGTCAGTCGAGTAGTTTACAAAGATAAGAAGAAAAAAGGAAGAGCAAAAATTAAAAAAGAGTTTAAAAAAGAACTTGACAATTTGTAAAAAAATATGTTATACTTACATTATGAAAACAATCTTACAAATAATTCTAAACGGAGTAATCGCAACAATTATCTGCTTACCAGTAATACTCTTAATATTATGCGTAGTTTTGTTTATACAAATAATAACTTGGATTCTTAAAGGTATAATTTTTATTGTAACCATTGGAGAAAGAATATGAAATTAAATAAGCACATTGAATACACAAATCTTAAATCACCGAGCAGAAAAGATATAAAAGATTTTATAGAGACTGCCAATGAAAATAAATATCACGGTGTATGTTTACATCGCTCATGTTTAAGCGTAGCTAAAAAATATGCTGATAAAGATTTGAAGATTATTACAGTAGGTGGTTTCTCTCCAATTAGTAGTTATTATAAATTTAAACAAGCAAGTCTTAAACAAAGAATGCCTCTATATCTAGGTCTGTATAACTCTGAAGAGGTAGATAATATTAAAAGAGTAATAGATGAAGGAATTGCAGACGAAATTGATTTAGTGTTTCCTATTTACTGGTACACACAAGGTAATCTTCTAAAAATACATAAGTTATTTAAAGGTCTAAAAGAACGCTATAAGAAGCCTATGAAGGTTATTGTTGAACTCGGAACTGTATTTAAGAAACGAGTTGCATTATATGAAGTAATCTCTCTATTAAAAGAGAGTAATATAGATTTCTTTAAAACTAATACAGGTTTAATACCTCAAGATTTTGATTCGTTAGTCAAAGCACTAAGACAAACACAAATGATTATGCAAGACAGCGATATTATTTTACCTATCAAAGCTTCTGGAGGAATAAGAACAGAGAAACAAGCAAAATTATTAATAGGTATGGGAGTTAATCGTATCGGCACAAGTTCCAACTTAAACTTCATCCAATGAAAGGTATCAAATGCGTAAAGAAATTGTAATACCCGCTGAAATTAAAGAAATTATGAGTTACTTATCATTTACATTTTCAAGGTCTCTGAGAAGTTCTATACACGATAAAGAGGACTTGTATCAGGACTTAGTTGTTCTTTACTTGGAGAATTTAAAATCCGGTGCAGTAAAAGATGTTACAAATAAAAATCATTGGTTCATGTTCTTTAAGTGTAGACTATTGAATAAATTAGATTCTTATAAAATTGAACAAAAACACATGCAAAGAATAAGCAACGAAATGAGAATAAACAATGTCTAAACGAGAAATATTTAGTAGTAATAAAGTTAAGAATCTTAAATTAGACTTACCTATAAATTTAAAAAAGTTTCTAACTAAAAAACAGCTTCTTCTACTAAAGTGTATAAGTGCTAATGCAACTATTCAAGAAATGGTTAAGGTAACTGAATACACACGAAAAGATATTATTTTTCATTTAATGAATTTAGGAAGAAATCTTGCTACTTATGATATGATAGAGAATAAATGTTTTCCAGACAATGTTCATTCAGCAGATTATTTGCAAGGCTGGAACGACTTAAAGCATCAAATAAAAATGAACTCAAGGAGTGTTGTAAATGACAAAAAATACTGGAGGTAGACCCTCAAAAGATATGATAGTTTCTAGACGAGAAAAGACAAGAGAGTTGTTTTTAAAAGGTAAGAATCCTAATGCTATCTCCAAAGAGTTAAGTGTTGCCTATACAACCACTTTAAATGATATTAAATACTTACAGGCTAGATACTCAAGTTTAATTGTTAAAAATTCTCAGTTAGCTAAAAAACAATTTCAAAGAGTAGAGCAGTTAATTGATGAGGTAGGTTTACTCAAGACAGAGTATTGGAATCTATATGAAGAAATTACTCTGAAAGTAAAAGAGAATAAACAGAGATTAGTTGAGTGGAAGAAGGAAGTTAAGCGAGTGAAGGCAGAATTAGATATTGCTGATGCGTTGTATAAGGCAGATAATGAAAATAAAGAGAAGAGAATAGCGGCCAGAGAGCTTAGAGAGCAGTATGTTAATATATATGATGAACCTAAATATCCAACTTATATTACATCTCGAATAGATTCATTGAAGGCAATTTTAGATAGAGTTGATAAGGAATCTAAGTTATTAAGTTTATTTAATCCGCAATCTTTAATGGATAAAAATTATGTATCAGTAGAAGTATTACAAAGTATTATGCAGGTATTTAAAACTATTATCACAGACTTAATACCTGAAGATAAAAGAGGTTACGCTTTCAAACGATTACGCACAATTAATCTAGACTCGCTCGATACAGAAGAAGTTATTGACGCTGAGTATGAAGAAAGAGCATAATGGCAGATAAACAAGATTGGCAAAATTTTTGGGAAGATGCAGAGCAGAAAGTTGTTAGCAAATCAAAGAAGTTTGCTATTCAGCCTGTCTCTGCGGAGATATTTTTTAGAGATTGGTTAAAGTCTCCTTTATTTCCTAGACAGCAAAAAGCTGTATCGGCCGCTTTTAATGGTGGCTACACAATGTTAAGTGAGAAGTTTAATGAATTTGTTCTGGCTTGGGGAAAAGGCTCAGGAAAAGATTTAACTATTGCTTGTCTTTTATGTTATACTATTTACTGGTTATGTTGTTTAAATGACCCTCAAGAGACGCTAGGTATTAAGAGTGGTGAACCTATTGATGTTGTTAATGTTGCCTTTGATGCAGACCAAGCAAAGTCTGTATTTTTTGAGAAATTTGTAAGAATGGTTAGTCAGACAATAGACCCAGTTACAGGAAAGAATTTCTTTGAAGAATTGGGAATGAATATTGATAGAGACATTATTCGTAATGCTATTTTATTTCCTAAGAATATTAGAGCGTGGGCGATGAACTCTAGAGAATCAAAATCTGAGGGTAAAAATGTAGTTCTAGGAATCTTTGATGAGATTGGAACTTTTAGATTTGACCAGGCACAAAACATAAGAAAACATATTAGAACATCAGCAAGAACACGTTGTCCTAAACATTATAAATTATTTTATATTTCTTATTTGACATCTCCAAATGATTACATGTCTTATCTTTTAGATAGAGCAGAAGATGGACATATGCCAAAGACTTATTGTGATAGAGCGGCCACTTGGGATATTAGGTCAGATAAAAAATGCTTACCAGAAATAAAGAAATATGCAGTACATAAAGAAACTTATAAAGAAGAATTTGATGAGGATCCTTCCACAGCTATGTTAATGTATGAGTGTAAGATACCTAAGTATAGAGCCAATAACTTTATTAAGAGAGCGGATAGAATAACAGATTGCATTAATTATGAGCGAGAATCTCCAGTTATATTAGAAGAAAACGATTCAGAAAGTGCGTTAAATAGATTCTGGACACACAATATAATGGAGGAAGAATTAGAGCATTGGTTTAGACCATATCATACTCACGAAATAGAGGTAATGGAAAGAGAGTATGAGAACAATCCTTCAGACGAGTTAGCACAGAAAATTAAGTTTGAAAAAGAGAAACACGCAAATGCTCAGTATTATGTGCATATTGACCTTTCTAGAGGAGTAGTTGATTGTGCTGGAATTGCTATGGGACACACATATCACATCTTGGATAAAACAAAAATCTATGTTGATTTGATGTTACAAATACGTTCTCCTAAATCTGAAGATAAGTCCAAAGAGATTGATTTGAACGAAATACTAGAATTTGTTATTACAAAATTATTTAAAAAATTGAAGTTCCCTATTATAAAGGTAACTGCTGATGGCTGGAACTCAGCATTATTTTTAAACATCTGCGAGAAAAATGGTATAAGTGCAAAGATTATTTCTTTAGAGAAGAATACTGGGCCCTATGATACACTCAAAGATTTTATATATAAAAGAGATATTAATTATTATCTCTATCCACCTGCAATAAGAGAATTAACAGAATTACTTATTACAGATAGAAATAAAATTGACCACCCTAAAGCTAGTAAATGGAGAATGAGAGAAGAGGGAATCAATAATGGCTCGAAAGATGTTTCAGATTGTTTATCAGGATTTGTATATTCGATAATTGAAGAAGATGACGGTGAACCTTTAGCAGTTGTAGGTAAATAAATAACTTTAACAGGAGGAAAAGATGTCAAAGAAAGTAACTAGAAAAGTAGCAAAAAATTCGGTAGGTCGACCAAGAAAGACTTCGGTTAGATTGAAACCTACGGAGCAAGTAAGAGATAAAAAAGTGGAGTCTGTTAGTTTTGGAACTAATTCTACTACATATGCGCCATACTCAAGACAATCTATAGAGCAACTTAGAGAGCTGATTATGACTACTATATGGGCAGAGGCATGTGTTGAGACTATTGTAGACGAGGTTGTGAAGTATGACCTGTTTACAGACCCTATGGAAGAGGTAGATGATATTCAAGGATTTTTAAATTATCCTTCTTTAAAAGAACCTCTATTTATGATTAGAAAGCAGTATTTAAAAGATATGCTTAGATGGGGAAACGGTGCTTGTATTATTGAGTATAAGAATAAATTACCTAGTCAATTAACAGTTGTACCAGGTTATACTCTAAGAATTACAGACGATAATCCACCAAAGTATAAATTTATGAAAATAGGAAGTTCTTCTGAGTTCAAGAAAAATAAAAGTGGAGAAAAAGACCTTCTATTAAAACATAAAGAAGTTATGCACTTTTGTATTAACAAAGATAGTGATGCAACACTAGGCACAAGTTCTATCGAAAGAGGTTATGATGATATAACAACAGATAGAGAGGCCGCTAAGAAGTTAGTTGCTTTCATTAAAAGAGGCTTTTACAAACCTGCATTTGTTTCCTTTAAAAAAGGTTCTTCTGTATCTAAGAAAGAATTACAGGACTTCGTAGAATACTTGAACGGACTTATGATTGAGGGTGCTAAGATGTTGGGTATTAATAAAGAAGTTGACTTGAAAGAGATTCCTTTTTGGGACGCCTCGGATATTATTGATATTCAAAAATGGATGGGTCTTAAAGTTGCGTCTATTTATAAAGTTCCACCATTTATGTTAAATCTTGCACAAGGTGTAGGTTCATTAAATGCAAGAGAGCAAAAGGCTCGTTTCTTAGAGAATGTTGTTATGCCTATTCTAAAATACGAATCTTTTATCTACAATAATGTTTTAGTTAGATTAGGTTTTCAAAATCTAGACACAAAAGTAGTATCGAATCTTTTAGGCACAAGACTTAATTATGATAAGGCAAGAATAGCAAATCTATTAACTGGAAATGAAGAAGGCGGTATTCTAACTATAGATGAAGCTAGAAAGTTATTCTTTCACTTACCTACAAAAGCTGTTGCAGAAGAGGCCTTGAAAAAAGATTCAAAAAAGACAAAATAAACTTGACAAAGTGTAGATTGTATGCTATACTTACTTTATAATAAAAATTGATAAAAGGAGAAATACCATGTCGTTAGAAAAACAAATTGATGAATTAAAAAAAGATGACTCCAAAGCATTAGCAAAAGTGGAGAAGATTGTAGAAAATTCGTGCAAAGCAATTACTGGCACAAAAGGTATTCTTTTAAAATTAAATGTGAATAACATTAATCAAATAAAAGAATTAGAAAAAGATGTAAATGCTCATTACATTATTCTAGAAGAGTGGTTTCAAAAACTATCATCTCTTAAAAAGAATAAAGAACTTGCCTATTACATGTATCTAAAAAACAAATTAGAAGCTGAGAACGCAAAATTTGTATCTGCGTCTGCTGATAAAGAGTCTGCCTTATACACCGCTCCAGAAAGAAAGCTAAGAGATAAAGTAGCTGGTTCATTGAACGGTGCTTCTGAGGTAATGAAAACATGTAGAAATATTATTAACAGTCAAAAATTCGCTTCGCAAACATCTGATAATCCAGATACAGAGTCGTAAAAACAGGAGTAGAGTTATGCCAACATACAGTTTTGAATGTGAAAAGTGCGGTCATAAAGAAGAAGATTTTATAGCTATCTCTAAAAGAGACGAACCTAAAAAATGTTCTAAATGTAAAACTCTTATGATTAGACTAATCGGTGGAACTGGTAACTTTATTCTTAGAGGCTCAGGCTTCTATCAAAATGATTATCCAAAGGAAACAAAATAATGCCGTATAACGATAAACAAAAACAAAAAGAATGTGAAGCAGAATATCGTGCAACTCATAGAGAAGATGCAATAGTCAATGCCAAGTTATATAGAGAAGAACACAAGAGAGTTCTAAAAGAAAAGGCTAGAATTAAGCATGAAAAGTTTCCTTGGCTAAGAGTTCTCGTAAAGATTAGACAAAGATGTTATAATAAAAAACTCAAAGACTATAAATACTATGGTGCAAAAGGTATTGAAGTTAAGATTACAGTTGAAGAACTCAAGAAGCTGTGGTTGAGAGACAACGCAAGTCTAATGTTAAAACCCAGTATTGATAGAGTTGAAAGTAGTGAAAATTATACATTTGATAATTGTAGATTTATGGAATTAAGACAAAACGCTAAAAGGAGTAATTAAGATGAATCCAGAAAGTATGAATAAACTTTGTAGACAATGCTTCAAAGAAGTAATATTTGAAAACTCTAATTATGAAAATAGAGCTTATTGTTACATGGATCCTTTCAGAGGTAAAGATATGCAGTATCATATTACAATGGTTGATAAAGCTACTGGATATGGACTGACACTTCCACTTGATTCAAAAGCTTGTATACTTCTCGAAAAAGAACATATCAAAGCATTGTTTCAAAAAGTAATGCAAGGTCTATTAATAGCTGTTAAAAAACATTCAGCTAAATCAACACCTGTGGATTATATTAACTATCCTATTAAAGCAAATAGTAAGAGAAGCGTTTTTAATTTCACAGAAACGGAAGAGAAAACATCTATTGAATTCTATTCTTGGTCTAGACTAATAACATAACAGAAGGTAAAAAATGTTCAAATGTAAGCATAAGAATATAATAAGAAAATTTACAAGAGAATTAAGACTCGATGAATCTGTTTTAATTCATTATGAGTATTGTTCTGATTGCAAGACTTTATTACGAGGTGGTGTATCTTTTGTTAAAGCTACTATAGATAACATTGCGATACAGACAGAGTGCGTAAAAATAGCTAATGGTAGTGAGCTTAACAAAGGAAAAACATTAGGTCAAATAGTTAAGAAAACCTATAAAAGAAAAATTAAAATGGCTAAGAAAGAATCCTCAGACAATGTATTAAAGGAAGTATGTCAGAAAGTTGTTAAAAATATTCCATCGACTGAGAGCATTGATACGTCTACTGGAAAATTAGTTATTGAAGATACTACTGATAAAAAATCTGAAAAAAAACAATCTTATTTTAAAAGACGTGATGCCGAAAAGGAAGCTCTAGACGAATCAATGGTTTTCGTAAAAGGAACCAAAGACCGAAAAAGAAAGAAGAGGACATAAATGCACATTAAAAATTTAGATAAAATTAAAGAGATGATTAAGTCTAAATTACCTGAATATCTTAACGAATTAGGTTGCAGAACAAATGGTGGTAAAGTGCAATGTCCAAATTCAGCGGCGCATGACCATAATGATGAGACTAAACTATCAGCGGCCTTTTTACCTGATTCTAAGAATCATTTAATTTACTGTTTTGTTGAACAGCGTTCTTTTGATATATTTGATATTTATGGTATTAAAAATAACGTATCAATTAAAGGCTCAAGCTTTTTTGATGCAGTTAAAGCTTTGGCTAGAAAATATAGTATTCCTGTTGAAGAAGAGTACGAATATTCACAAATTGAGAAAGCTACGAATAGACAAAGAAAATTTTTAGAGAATCTTCATAAGTTATCTATTCAGAAGAAAAATTTACAGCGAGGTGTTACTTATTATAAACAAAGAAATATTAATAAAGAGAAACTTCTAACTTGGAAAATTGGTTGCTTATCTCCTAATGATATTACACCTGCATTAAATAAAGAATGTAAAAGTTTATTTGATTATAGATTACTGTCTGTATTTCATAAAGAAGGCCTTGTAATTCCTATTCTAAATGAAAACAATCAATATTCAGGTATAATTATTCGTATGTTTAATACTGAAGATAATGACCCATATATTAAAATCTGTATTAAAGGAAGTAATTTGTTCAATATAGAGCGTGTTAGAGGACATGATGAATTAACTATTGTAGAGGGACCTTTTGATGCTATTGCCTTACATCCAAATCAAAATGTTATTGGTTGTTTAACGAATGTTATTAATGATGCTAATTTAGAGAAGATAGCGAACATAGAATTTAAGAAAATATTTTTAGCTTTAGACCCAGATAACTTATACAAGGGAACCGCAAGAGATGGTTTTTTAAGAACAATAGTCAGAATGAAGAATTTAGACTCTGAGATTTTTCTTATAAAGATTCCTGTCATAGAGGGCGAAGCTAAACCTGACCCAGACGAGTACATGAAAACTCACACTCTGGAAGATTTTAAAGATTTACCTAAACTCTCTGCTTTAAAGTATCTTATAGAGAATTATGAAAAAGGCTTGATTAAAGAAAAAATTATCTATGACTTCATTGCAGGTTGTCCTAATTTAATTAGAAAAGAAGCTTACATTACTGAATGTGCTGAATCTCTAAAGATTGGTAAAAGACAACTTACAAAATCAATAGATGATATGTCTAATTCTTCTACCTCTTTTAACATGATTCAGTATGTGCAAGAAAAAGATGCTTACGATGAATTGTTAGAAGATTTCACAGAACTTGCTTGGAATAAAAACTTTGCAGGTATTCCTTCTGGCTTTCCTTTATTTGATAAGAGATTTGGTGGTTTTGAAGATACGCTTTATTTATTAGCTGGCTTTCCAGAAACAGGCAAAACTACATTTTTATTAAACTTTGTCTATAAGTTGGCAATGAATGATGATACGCTTGTTGCTTTCTACTCACTAGATGATGGTGCTAAGAGAGCTATTCTCCCAAGACTAATGAGTATTACCTCTGGTCTAACATCTAAACAAGTAAGACAGCCTGATAAAGAGACACATGACAAGTGGTTTGATGGTATGAGTCAGTTAAAGAAAATGAAAGATAATATCATTATTAAAGATGGCTCTCACATTAGAACTCTTGAAGATTTAGATAATTATGTTAAAATTCATTCTACAATAGCTATTGAAAGAGGTAAGAAATTTGTAGTAGTTATTGATAATTTACATGACTTACAGGCTGGTGGTGGAAAGAGTTTAGAAGCTACTCATAATGCTCAACGAGTTGCCTCTTATTTAAAGAGATTACCACAGCAAATTAATTGTCCTATCATATCTACAGCAGAGGTACCAAAATCCTCATCTGCTAAACCTAGTGGAAAAGATATTAAAGAATCTATTGATTTGTGGTATGCGTCAAGATTCGTTGGTGGTGTTTACTCTAACTTTCATCAAGTAAAAAATATTCAAGATAGTAATTTACATTGGGTAGATGAAACTGGAGCATACAATCCAATTATGGAACTTTTTGTTTCTAAGAATCAGACAGGTGATGCTTTACATGGTTCACTCTTCTTTAAGTTTAGATTTTCAAACAATACTCTTACTGAATGTAATGAGCGAGAAACAGATATATTAAAAGATGGTGGTTTTTTAACCTTCATGGAATAATAAAAGAAAGCGTATATTATGGATAATGTAAAGAGAATTCTTATTAAAACAGTTAAAGACCCTATGATTTCTATTATGAAAATAATTAAATCTAAAGATAATGATACTGCAAAACTAAAAGCAATAAGTCTTTATTGTACCTGTGTTTTAACGGCAGTCAATAAAACTATTCTGAGAGATAATGAAATCTAATCTAAATAAAAAGAATATACTTGTTGTTGGTGACCTAATGCTTGATAAGTATGTTAGAGGCTCAGTCTCACGCATATCTCCAGAAGCACCTGTTCCAATATTAAGTAAAGACTCTAGTGAGTATAAGTTAGGTGGCTGTGCTAATGTGGCTAAAAATTTAACAGCTCTTGGTGCAAATGTTTGGATTGTAGGCAAAATAGGTGAAGATATTGAAGGTTCTATTGTCTCAGAGTTATTGCAGAAGAAAGGAATAAACATTAATCTATTAATTGCAGACAAAAACGTAGTTACTACACAAAAGACAAGATACATCTCAGGCAATCAGCATCTATTGAGAGTTGATAGAGAACATATTTGTTTTAATAATTTTAAACTAGATGTAATTAAAGAGGATTTAGAGCGACACGCTAGATACTTCGATGCAATAATAGTATCTGATTATGATAAAGGTATGATTAATGTAGAGTTAGCAGAATTTTTAGGTAAACTAGCTTTAAAGAAAAATAAGATTATAACAGTTGACACGAAGAAAGCAGATGTCAGTTGTTTTGCTAACTATACTTCCATTACACCTAATTTAAAGGAGTTATCTAAGATATTTAATACTAATATAACTGATTATAAAGCTTCTTTTGAATTAGCTCATAAATTATTAGCTGAGTATTGTTTTGAAAATGTGCTTATAACACTAAGCGAGAATGGTTTATATTATGCAGATAATTTTATTGGCAATCATCTAAAAGCAGAAAAGCAGGAAATTGTTGATGTAACAGGTTGTGGTGATACGATAATATCTACATTTACTTTAGCTCTCGCAAATGGTTTAGGTCTAGAGATGAGTGCTAATATTGCTAACATAACAGCTGGAATAGTGGCTTTAAAATCTGGTGCTGAAAGTTGTTCTCTCGACGAACTCGATGATAATTCTTAGAAAGAGGTTTAAAAAATGGAAAAAGATTTTGAAACATTATTATTTGAACAAGATATAATTAGAGTGTTAAGAAAGCATGAATTATTGCCCAATAGATTAACACCTGCTACTATATCAATTTATATAACTGGTGGAAATCAACCTCTCATTACTGTAACCTCTAAATTAAAGACAGAAGAAGAGGAAGATAAATTTTATAAGTCTGAGGAATTTGAGCAAGAGATGTTTGATGAAGATGATACCCCTGATGATGACCTACCTAGTTTTGACTTCAAAAACAGAAAATAAAAATAGACTTGACAAATAGCGAAAAATATGTTATACTTAAAGTACGCTATAAAATTAAAGGATATTAAATGAGAAATGAACCTGAATCAGTAAAACAAATTGTAGACGGCATAATTAAAAGATTAAGAGAAGTTACGCCAGCAACGCAAATACTTCATTGCAATAGCTGTCACCATGAATGGGCGGCTTGTTTAGGCACTATCTGTGATTGGTGCGGAGGAAATGGAAGATGAATAATTACACAGCATTACAAAGCATGATGATTCAGATTGTAGATGAAGGTGTTGGAGAAACACTTGCATATATTGAAACCATCTCTAATGCTACTGAACGCTTTAGAAAGAGAAATATATTTTATAGAGCAGTACAGAAAATGAAAGATAAGTAAATGTATATAAGAAAGATACTAAAAAATGATAAAGAAATATAAAGACCCAAGTAAATTAGAGCTTGAGAATATAATTATTGATGCAATAAAAGATTTTGATGTTGCACCGGTTGTTGAGCTTATGTTTAAAGAATATGCCTGGGTATCAGCTAAAGCAATTAAGAGAAGATTGAGAAAATGAAAAGACTTAGAATGAAAATGTTTAAAATGATAGAGATAGCAGTTTTTATAATCGTAGTAGCTGTGCCTTTAGCAGTATGGAAAATAATAGACTTAGTAATTCAACTAAAGAATAGGATATAATTTATGTGGCTAATATATTGTGCAATACTTTTAGGTTCAGTAATTTTACATGAGCTGGGACATCTTCTAGCTTCTCTATATTTTAAGGTTCCTGTATATGCTTTTTCTGTAGGCTTCGGTCCCATATTATTACATAAAACAATAGGTAAGATTGATTGGAGAATATCTCTATTACCTTTTGGTGGTTACTGTAAAATAGAAGAATCTCTTGACGTAAAGAATAGCTTGACAAATATAGCTTATTATAAACAAGTTATTATTCTAATGGCCGGTATAGCAATGAATCTATTAGTGGCTTTTACATGCTATCTAATTCACTATGGTTCGATTATTAAGGGTATTTACATAGATTACTCTGTGATAGCTTACTATTTTACAGGTACGATGAACCTCGTAAGCCTAGACAGCTTTAATGTAGTATTGTTCTATACAGCATTTTTGAATAGCACGTTATTTGTATTTAATCTTTTACCAATACCCGCACTTGATGGTGGTTATCTTTGGATACTTCCATTACGTAGAAAGATGTCAGATAAATTTTATAAATATTTAATTAATATATCATTCGCACTATTAATGATAGTCCAAGTAATGATAATAATACTTTGGTGGATATCAAAATAAAGGAAACATATGAGCTGTTACATTAAAGACTTACGAGAAGAAAATAGATTATTAAGAGAAGCTTTTGATAAATTTTCAAGTAGATTCTACTGCATGGGTGGTCCCTTAAATGATAATGTATTGCAATTTGATACAGCACAGCAGGTTTACTTAGCTCGTTTTCAAGATGAAATGAAACAAACATTAGGGGAGGTCCCACGTGCCTAGAGAATTTACTAGAGATTTAATCGCATTAATGCAAACTATAATATTGGTAATAATATTAGCTAAAGTTTGGTAAGGAGTTTATATGCAATATGTTTATTTAGCACTTTACTTCGCAGTTATTTTAGGAATAGCAAGACTATTAAATCGTTTAGATGCAAAAAAATAAGATATGCGGGGACAAGCTTTGGTAGGCTAAGGTGTCTCATAAGCATCTGTATTGTGGGTTCGATTCCCACCCCCGCAACCAATTTAGAGAAAGAGAATATTATGAGTAAGATAAAATTAAAAGATTTATCTAGAGAAGAGTTTGAATTACTAAAAGCAAGTGGTATGATGTGGGAGCTATATCCTGATGCACCAGATGTTTACGAAGATATAGCAGTAATAGAATAATAATTAAACTTAGATTTTATGATATTGAGAGGTAAAATTATGCCAGAATTAAAAGAGTTAGTAAAGGAATTCGTAGAGATATTAGACGTAGTTGAGGAATCTGATTCAGGAACATCATTTCATCCAGTTTACATAAGTTCTTGTCGCTGTCTAACGGGTAAACGAGTTAATGAAATAATTAAAAGAATGAAAGAGTTGACATAATGAAACCTCTAAAAGTACAATATGTAGAATTTGGTGCAGGTACACATATAAATGTTGCTATAAGAGAAAGCATTACTTTGGCAAGAAGAAAAGATTATATTGTTAAATTTAAATTTAATGCAGTAGAGATGAAGATTTGGTCTTTTAGTACGCATACTGAAGAATTAGAGTATTATCGTAAACAACTAAATGAAATTAGAAATAGTAAAGTAAGTTGATAGTTGACAGTAAACTATAAAGTATCAGAATTGATGTGTTAGATGCTATATAAGTGTTTAAAGTATCAGTTTTGATATATTAAGTTATTACCATACGGGTATAAAACGTAAATAAAGTAGCTTACAATAGTAAATTTAAGTTAAATCATAACCTAAAGGGTATAAACATGACCTGTAAAGAAGCTCAACAAATTGCAGAAAGATTCGCAAACTTTCACAGTATGAATATAACACTTGCTGATTTAAGACAAGCTCTTGTTGTTCTAGCTAATTTCTATGAAGATAATAGATTCGATAAATCACGTAAACTTTATACTTTAGAGGAGTTTTTAGATGCTATCTCATAAATGTATAATTTGCGACAAATGTTATTTTGGTAAAGAATGTCTCGCTTGTAAAGGTAAGATGCACAGAGATGAGCCTATCAAGAAACCTATCAAGGAAACTAAGGTTGACTTACCACCTGAGTTTGATATATTGTTTAAAGGATTCAATCGCTAATACAACTTATATGTTGTATTCATAAAGGAGCTGTGATGACCAAAAAGGAATTAGAAAATGAAATATCTAAACAAATTGTTGAATTTGAAAAAGATAATCCTGCAATAGGTTGGATAGATATTACAAAGAAGAGTCCTGTTGGATTTAGTAACGAAAAACCTGAAACTACAGCATCAGTAAAGTTTAAAAATTAGAAAGAGAAATAAATGCCAGTAAAACAACAATATCTTCTTGGAACAATCATATTTTTAGTTGTAGGGTTTTTAATCTGTCTGCAAAGTGAGAATACTATATATGCCTCAGGTATGCTTTTTGGTGCAATATTATATTTTATAACTTATTTAACAATACCAGAAAATTATTTTATCTAAAGGAAACAATATGAAAGAATTACAAAAAATAATAGTAGATGCACTTGTAGCTATAGAGACAAAAGACGAAGCTTTACTTCCGGATTTAACTGAGAAATCACAAGAGAATATGAAAGCAAAGGCCTCTATTATTGCTAAAGCTATATCTACCCAGGGTTACGTAGACTCTGATAAAGTAATGCTAAGTTGGGCAGATAAATTTAATGTTTCTTTAAAAGCAATGTTTGAGTTATACGCTGAAGATATGGGTTATATTAAGAGTAAAGATATTACTAAGAGTATTAATGATATGATAAAACTAAGAGCTGTTATAAACAGATACGAAACTAAACACAGAGAAATTAGTGATGCCGAAGATAGTGCATTGAGAGAGGAATAAAATGGATAGAGAAGAAGCAGAAGAAATAATTTCAGAGTATGAAAAGTATTCAGATAGAAGTTGCACTTGTTTTCAATCTGCACCTTGTGCTAAGTGTGAGAATTCCCCTTTAGAAGAAGAGTATGATATAGCCACAACTTATTTGGAGAATTTAGAATGAGCTTATTATGTAGAATATTTGGACACAAGCCTCCTGTTTACGCAAAGACAGACTGGTTTAGTCCTGGAGAACAATACGCAATCAAGATACAAAGAGGTGCTACCGATGGCACAGGTAGAGTACACGCTAAAGTTATTGTAGAGTGTGCAAGATGTCAGAAACACTTTACAGTATGTAGAATTCATTTACCGAAAAATAAACTTGACAAATGCTAAAAGATGTGTTATACTTAAAGCATGAAAAAGAATAAACAAATAAAAAGACTTACATCTAATACATATAAAGCAATACTCGTATGTATTTGGACTGTAGGTTTTGTAAGTATAGCACTTAATGTATTTATAATGCTTAATTTATAAGGAACTAAGAATGAATGATATAGCTATTGAAAAATTGATTGAAGAATTAGACGCTTTTAAAGTTAGACTTGATTTACATAATGACTCAGCAAGATATGAAAAAGATGTCAGATGCGTAGATTTTACGTTAAAAAACTTCTATGATTATCTAAAGAAAGGTTATATAGATGACTAAAATAGTAGCTATTTCTGATACACACGGTCTACATCTAAATCTGATTCCTATATCTGGCGATATATTAATTCATGCTGGAGATATGGGCATTAACTCTTTATCTACATTAAACGCTATAAATACTTGGTTCGGTAGTTTAAGCTTTAAACATGTTATCTGCGTAGGTGGTAATCACGATACCTATTTAGAGAAAATAGGTCCCGCCACTTCAAAACAATTATTTACTAATGCTCATTATTTACATAATGAATCAATAGAATTAATGGGAAAAAGCTTTTACGGTAGCCCCTACTGTCCTCTGTTCAATAATTGGGCTTTCATGTATGAAAGACTTTCACTAGAATTAAAGCAGAACTGGGAACTTGTTCCCTACAAATTAGATTACTTAATTACGCATTGTCCTCCTTATGGAATTTTAGATAGAAATTTAGATGACGAGAGATGCGGTTGCGAAATATTGGTCAGAGAAATTGCGAAGAAATTTCCGTTGAACTCAATTTTTGGTCACATACATATGAATGGCGGCAGAGTTGTAAACTCTGGCGGGATTTC